AAATGCTTGCGCCTGTCCGGCATTTCAGGAAATTTTGTATTTGTGTCTGTCAAGTTCTTCTACTACTTTCTCGTAGACGCGCAAAAAAGCCTCACGGTCTCCGTTCGTGTGCATGCTGAAAGCAGAGTCACCTAGGTGCTCCAAAGTTTTTTGCAGTGCTTCTGGTCTGGGTTTTTCTGTTTGGGTACCAAAATTGGCATCTTTTTGTATGGTCATAAAAATACCCCAAGCGGAATACCCATCTAAATGTGGGGTTGTTTCTGTTTGGGTATCTATTGTTGCGCGCCTGATGTCCCCTGGCCTTGGCATGAACTTGCTGTATACGGCTATGTTTAGGAACACCTTGCGAGTCTCTTCGTAGTCGAGGTCCTCTAGCAGCGCATACCATGCTGCGTAGATTGTCCTCTTGTCCATCTCGTACAGCACGTTGTTGTACGTTCCATAGACCTGGTCTACTAAATCCTTAAGTTCTTCTTTAGTCATAGTTTCGCGCCGGCTCTTTCATATAGATTTATCTGAATCAGAATGGTTCTTTGTTGCGCTCTTCCACCACCGTAGAATTACCATCGGGTAGGAAACCGAGAAATCTTTCTACGTGTTCAGCATCTCTCAAGATGAGCTCGATTTCGTTATACACCTTTTGAGATGCGTTGCGGCCCATGTGAAAGTCTGAGTGGGTACAACCAATAATTGCGTCTTTGCAGTTATCTACACCGAAAAAGTGAATAGCGTTACCTATAGCTATGTATCTCTTTTTGTCTAGCGCGCAGACTCTCTTCTTAAAGGTCTGAACCCAAAAATCGAATACTTCAATTATTTGTTCTTCCGGAACTTTTTTTGAGTTCTCTATTTTCTCGTTGCTTGAAATACTTTTTCCTCTTCCCATAAATACTGATACTACATTCATCTGAATGAAAAAGCAACAGAAGTATTATTGGATAGGTAACGAGAATAAATAAGACAGAAGATAGTCTTTCTGAATACCCCCCTTGGGAGGGGGTCTGGGGGAACCTTTTGCGATAGAACTCGGAAAAGGAGCAGCCCAAACTAGACCTAAGGATTTCTCGGTCGTAGGAACTAAGTGTTTGTTGGGCCCACTAAGTTGTGACGTCACCATAGCAGCCTCTTCCACCACCGTCAACCTACAAGAGAAGTTTTTTTATTTTTTTTCTCGCAGCTGATGGAGGTATCTATATAAATCTATCCGGAGTTGCGTCGTCGTGGCGCGGGGCTATGGTACTTTTATATTGCCTATAAGGGTACCCCTTTCCCCTTACAGGTAAAATCCCGGGTTAGAGCTTGGGCGCGTTTTGTAGGTGGCGCGCTTTGAGCTCCCCGGGATTTTTATTTACCCGGGTCCATCCCGCGGGTCGATAAATAATAATTAAAAAATGATTTTTTTCGTCGTTCTTCTTGCCGGAGAATGATTAATCAAAATCAACTGGAAATATATGTTTGTGGCCGGCGCCTGATGTCTTTGTATTTTGCTGCTCTTTGAGCTGCTCGAATACTTTTCTGGTCAAGTCGTCGCTCAGGATGTCTTCAGTCTCTTCTTTCCATGAGTCGAGAGCTCGGTGCGTAATAAAAACATTTATTCCTTTAATTATTCCGCTGCCTATAACAACAATTGTTGCTCCCGCGATGGCATTCCAATATTCCACATCAAATGAACGCATACGTCCGGTGAACTGGTTTGTTGAAAAAAGCGCGAAAACGTCAGTGGCCCACCAAATGAGTGTTCCGATTCCAAAGATTGTTGCGATAACACCTGCAATTAGGATTAGGTACTTTTTCATTATTCCTCCTGGCCGCGGCCTGTTAATTAAATAAAATAGTTAATTAAATTAAACGCCGGCGGGTCTTCCGCCACCGTGAATGTGTCTGTACGTTATATCAGCTGCGGGTCTGCTTCATGCATCGCAACAGCTTTTGTCAGGAGGTTGTTCATCAACCGCTCCCACATCTCGTCCGCGAGCTCTTCGAGGCCGGCGTCTTCGAGTGTTTTGCACAATAAATTTTGTTTTTCAATATAATCTACCGAAACAGCTGCCAGGATAGATATCTTGTCGGCAGATGGCAGCAGCATCATTGTCTCGCCTTTGCCCAGCACGCTATTGGGCACCCAAATTATGGTTACCGCGTATTCGCCGTCGGTTCCTACCATTAGAATGTTTTCTGTATTATCAGTGACAGACTTCAGCTCCTCGGACAGGCTCCTGGCTAAGGCTGGATTTTTGTCGTAGACCTTTTCCATGGCGCTAATCATGTTCTCGGCGATGTCGCCTTTGTTGTCGTCATTAAATAGCACGGGTTCTCTCTTTCCGCCATTCTCTCTGGGGGCAGCAACTTTTGTTATTTTAGCACGAGTCGGAAATTTAACAACCTCGAGTGGGAATTTGTCCTCCCGCATAAAATTAATATTTCTTAGTTTCTGGTAATTATGACAAAATGAATTATTATCTCGACTATGGACAATAGCTCTAGGTTTGATATGTACAAGGATGCGATTATAGAATTTTCTAAAAGAGAAGGTCATTGCCTTATTCCTGCAGTTCATGTTGAGGTAATTAATGGAAAAGAAATATTTCTGGGAGCCTGGGTCGGGTACGCCAGGCAAAGAAAAAAGAAAAATCAAATTTCTAGCAGCAGAGCTCTGGAGCTTGAAAGTATTCCAGGTTGGACATGGGGTCCCTTGAAGCCGGGCCCAACAACTGATAAAAATAGAAATAGTAATATTTTAAAGATGCGCGCGGCCGGACATTCTCTTCGTCAAATAGCTGATGAGTTCGAATTAAGTCGCCAGAGAATACACCAGATTGTAAAGGAAAAAAATGTCTAAGAAAATTCCCAAGAACTCGATAAGTAATAATAGTTATGACCCTTTCTCGTCGGAGCTCGATATTTTAGAAAAGAAATTTAAGGAAGAAAAGCGCGCAGCTGGAGCTGAAAAAGCTGGAGCGTTTGTGGCCGGCGTAATAATTACTATTTTAATTTCTGCCATCACAGCAGCTTTCCTCATGTTGATAATCGATGTCTTCCACCACCGCTCGATTACAAGCGGTTCTCTCGGTTACTGGGACGCGCTAAAAATAATTATTTTTGCACGCGCGGCCTGGATGGTCGAGCGCGCCTTTAATCGCTCTGCGCGCTAGGGCTCGCCAGGCGCAGTGTCGGCCTGGGTTTGTGTGAAGTGGGGTGCCCTCGCATTGAGTCGATGCGAGACTCATGCTTCTCCCTGTCCTCCACTGGGACAAGCTTGAATGTCTTGGCCTTACCTTTTCGAGACATTTGATTCCTTTTCAGTAGACGTAATAGAAAAATTCGCCGGCGTCCTAACTCCATAGTGACGCCGGCGAATCCACCGGTAGAGCGCTAGCGGATACGAGGCCACTAGCGAGTCTACTGGTGTTCCTCGCTCATCCACGAAAGGGGGGAATTTGAGATGAGCGAGGCGAACACCGTAACTCTACACCAAAGGTGTCCCCATTAACTCCTTGTATGCATCACGTATTAGTGGTGGGTATTGTGACTTACCCTTGTTGCCATTCTTCATTTTCTTGAGTTCAGCGACAGCCTCTTCAACATAGGGAAGAATGATGATGTTGTGTTTCCTGCAAAAGTTCAAGCACTGCATCGCAAGGACGCTGTTGTAAGAACCATTTTCAGGACAGACGCCACCATCTGTCACCCAAACAATCGGGGAAGATGAGCGTTGACGATTCTTCACTGCCCATTCAAGAGCAGGAAAGTCAACACCGTTACCTTGACCAAAGTCAGGAAGTTCACTAACCATCTTGCCCTTGTCTGCGACAATCCACATATTTGTCTTTGAGTCACCCTTGTCGGTGTAGACAGCCACAGTTGCTCCTGGTGCGTTCTCAACAATACGACGTATTTGGTCGTGAGTGAAAGACATGGAGCCTGAACCGTCAATGACGACGACGCCACCAGTTCCTCTTGTGACCTTGTCAAAGATTCTCTTCTCAGGGTCGGTGAGGAGTCGGTGAATACGACGTGGCGAGCGACCCATATTTGACGCAGTACGCTTTTTGCCAATGTTGCCCTTGGTGTGCTTTGGCATCTCGCAACGCTTGATTCGCAGTTCTCCCCATGAACCTATGGTTCCGTAGTGACCACTGCTAGGAGTAATGCCCTTGTATGGGTTTCCAGTTGCGCTACCAGCGCCACTTGTTCCAACATTTGAGTGACCACCTGCTTTGCGAGGGCGCCCACGCCCCCTCTTTTCCTGAGGTTGCTCTTCTGATGATTCACCAGTACTGGAAGATGAAGCGCTTTCTGCTTTTTCTGCTTCCTCTTCTTGTTCGGGAGTAATTGAGGCAAGCCTGTCAACCCATTCTGCGATTCGCTCAGTATTGGAGAATCCCCTAGGGTGCAAGCCTGTTCGTGAATCAACATCGGTAGCACCGAGGTTGCCATACTTGTCAACTTTTTTTAATTCTTTGACTGCTCGCTTACTAATGTCAGCAAGTATTTCTGCCCACTTCTTATTGTGGCGACGCACTCCAGTAAGAAAAGCTTTGTTAGAAGCAGTTCCAGCAGTTGCGATAGCCATGTGGACAGCGCTCTTCCAGTCGTTAGTAGCGGCGATTCTTTCCCCGTCTGCCATTTCTCCACCGTCAACCAAATTGGCCTTGACGTTGAAGCCAGCCTTTTGACACAGATAGTTAACACGCAATTCTTCTGCTACAACCAGTGATTCCTGAGTAGCGATTTTGCGATTTATCCAGTCAATCATCGACTCAGCAGGAGATACTTTTGCATGCATCATTTCGTGCGCCCTGATTACTCTTGCGAGTTCAGTGTCGTGATTTGGTGCTTTCATTTCTCGGTCTACGATGTTGGTGGAAGGCTCCCCACGACGAGGGTTGCAGTTGTCTACAACCCATCGCCCATGAGGAACATCTTTCCGACCAAGCATTTCAGGCTCAGTTGAAAATGTTTTCACGTTAAGCCACCTTGTCTACAGCAATTGCGTCAAGGATAGATTCTGAACGATTTCCAAAAGTAAGGACAGATGCTTTCTCGTCTCCGTACGCTGTACGCAGTTTGTCAAAAGCCATGAATGCTCGCAATGAGATACGACGTTCGCCAGCGTCAGCCATACGTACTGCATACTTGCGCAAGTCAGGAGACAGCGCCAGCAGAGCGTTGGGGTGAGGAGTGTTGATGCGGATGCGAATTGGGAATCGGTCTGCCAATGCTGTTGGCAGTTCTTCCATGTTCTCAATGTTGGTAGTCATGACTGCGGAGAATCCATCTTTTGGACGATGAATACGACCGTTCTCAGGATTTTCCCATGTTGCTGATTCGGGAGAGTCAAGCATTGAGAGGAGCGTTGCGAAAACGTCTCCACTGGCTTTGTCTACTTCGTCAACGATGAGGCGACCACCAGTAATGCCATTGCCCTCCCAAGCCTTTACAGCAGAACCGTAGTTCCATGTAAATGTTCCACGCTCATTAGGCATGAATGCTCCAGTAACGTCGGCATTGGTCATGTCCTCAGTACATACGAGACGATGTGCGCCTCCCGAGACGTTGCCCATATTTAATCCTGCGAACGTCTTGCCAATACCTGATGGTCCAAACAAGATGATTCGGTCGATGCCTGCATTCAAGCAATCTTCAAAAGCTTGCCAGCAATCAGGTAATTTAATAGCGGTAGTAGTTTCCATTTGTTGTTGCCCCTTTCAAGAGCGATTAGTAATTATTACATTGTCACTATATCAACCTGCACAAATAAACCTACACTATTTCTTGTCGGCCTCTCGGTCTGCTTTGGCGTCTCGAATTTCCCACAGACCCTTCTTGAGTTTCTTGAAGTTAGGTGAGTCCTGAAGGAACTTGAGAACAGTTGGGTAGGAGAATCCAGCAACTTCAACTAGCGCTTCTGTTGTGTATTGCTCAAATATTTTGTCTTTAGTCCAGTCAATAAATGAATCATATTTATCTGCGCGCTTCTCAGTTTTTATTTCAGCAATATCTTCTTCTGTGATGCTCATGTCACACCAATTATTTATCACTTCCGCCACCGAAGATTCGTTCACCCCATAGGTGCGCATCATGCGAGTGGGGTTTCCTTTTTGTCCCTCTCTTTTCCAAACTAACAAAATATGCATTGCTCGTTCATATTCGTTCAAGGAAAACTTTTCTTCTGTTGGAATTGAAAACGTACTGCCATAAAGCTTTGACGCATTTTCCCATTTATCTTTTATCTCAATTTGTAGAGTCTCATTTGTGAGTGTTGCGATAGGCATAATTTATTCCTTAATCCATTGGTTGAATATTGTATTTTGTGCACCATGTGTCATAGCAATCGTCGCAGAGTGAAACGTCATCTTCATAAATGCGCATCTTCCCATCAGGGCTAGTCCCTATTGGTGCAAGGTTCCAATCTTTGTCTAATTTAACTTGACACGTAAAACATTCATTCATGGATTTCCCTTTCGTTAGTAAAGTACCATCCTACCAGTCAACACAAATAACCCTACCCTCTTCCACCACCGTCGTGAAAGATGGGACTCCCCTTCTTGTGTCGGCCTGCCTGGTGGCCAGGACGTGCGAGCGGAGCAGGGCAGCTGCGAGCCCCGGGTCGCGCATGTGTTCAGGGCGGGCGGGGCTCAGAAATCCAATTCTTAAGTTGGGTACCTCGTGACCAATAATTTCTTCTCGTGCACTAGACGCTTGCGCATCATGGCAATTGCGGTAAATAGTTCATGGATGTCAATTCCCCACTCCACTATCTGGTCAGCAAAATAGCCAGCGTCAATCTCGTCGTAGATGTTCACAATCGCATCTGCTCCAGTGACGCCCAACGTGTAGTAGTTGTCGTACAGAATCTCAGAGATGTCAAGTAACTCACTGTTGGTTGTCATCGAGCAACCCCAACGTTGAGCATCTGAATTGCGATGTCTGAAGCCTTGCCCACTTCTTCGAATGTGTAGATGTTGTAGATAGAGAAGCACCCTGCACAGACGTACAGCGAACCCTCCCATGGTCCATCTACGTCAGGCTCTACTGGTCGTCCATCTTCTAGACAAGTGTAGAACCCGTCTACGATGGGGATATTTCCGCACTGACAAGCAAGCCAGTCTGCTGTGGTTTCTTTTAGATTAAGAGGCATTACGCCTCCGATTTTGCTAATAGTTTTATGAAAGTTTCAGAAGCGTCATTACCAATAGTTAGAGACAAGCCCTGACAACCTAGAGCATCTAGCAAGTCCATTGGGTCCATTTCTTCTAATTCAACAAAGTCTTCCATTAAGTGATTTAGTAAATTTGTAGCAAACTCAAGTTGCTTTTCTTTTTGGAACAAGCGTATTTGCCTGCGCTCATCAAGTGTTAGTTCTTCCATATTAGCCCTCGCTTTCCGTGATGTCCCAGGGAACATCCCAGTTGTGACTTCCGTCTAGGTCTTTTGACTTCAGTTCGTCGTCTGTGAGTTTGTAGTAAGCCTCTAATGCCGACTCTTTGTCCTCTGCCTCAACCTCGTATGAGTGTGAGATGTCTTCCGACACTGAAACAATAAATTTTTTCATTTTTCCCTTTCGGTAGTAGTTGGTGGGGTCATCTTACATTTCTACACAAATAACCCTACAGTGCGTTTATTCGCTTTTGATTTATTCTCGTTCCCGAGTATCTAGTTTCACAACAACCTCGTCGTGCATCCCAGCAACCTCGTCGTGCTTCTCCAGCCATTTCTCTTGCTTGGCAGAGATGTCTAACGCGCCACTGTCCCAATACCCGTTGTTATTCAGGAAGTCGTACTTGTCGTCGTTGGAAAGTTCATTCCAGTTCGCAGGAAGAGTGCTGTCGTCATCAACCCAGAAGTGGTCGTACTTCCAGTGCGTCAAAGAGAACTCACACTTCGCTTCGATTTCCTCAGGGAACCTGAGTTCTGTAATGGTCTCAACCCAATATGCGCTCATTAGCAAACCACCTTATCTACTTCGCAGTCAATCTTAAACTGCTCTGCTTCTCGCCATTCGTCGTAAGCGTCGCTCCACGCTTCATACTCAGGAGAGTCGTAGTCTGGAGCCTCTACGTCGTAATCACAAGGAGCAAAGTAATGCTCGTAAACGAGTTCTCCGTTCTTCATGACTTGACAGCCCTGAAAGAAGCCAGCCTCTTCGTCGTGGAAGAAATCAAAGCGCAGGGTCGGGAACATTGCAGAGATTTTGAGAAATGCGTCATCAGCAGTTCCCCAAGGAGTGTCAAACTGATAGTCCACTTTGTAGGAGCCATCAGGAAGTTCGTTGTCGCTTTCGTCAAGAATGTGAGTGTGGCAGTCGCCCCACTTGACTCCCCAGTTTTCGTGCTCCCAGTCGTACCAGTTGCTCACTCCGTATTTGGCAATCATTTTCTCAGCCAGTTCAGCCTGCTCTTCCTGAACAGGTGCTTTAACTTCGTGGAGTTCTTGTGGGCAAGGAAGATATCCCTTGAGAATAGAAAGATGTGTGACCATCTTTGTTCCAGTTTCCGTGACTGGACTAGTTG